GATAGACACGTCTACCCTGTCGCACTGGCGCACACGAGCAGAAGATGGCGAAGAGCCCTATGTCACATTCATCAACGCCATAAAGGAAGCAGAGGCCAAGGCCGAGGCTCGCGCCGTCGCCCTCGTGCAGAAGGCGATGGTGGACGACTGGAAGGCCGCGATGACGTGGATGGAGCGCAAGTTCCCAGACCGCTGGAGCCGTGGAGAACGCAGGGAGATCAGCGGTAGCATCAACCAGACTGTTATCATCCCTGTGCATGGACCCGATGACCCGTTAGCAGACGAGGAGCCGGATGGCAGCGACATCTCTGAGTAGACAGCCTGACGTTGTGGAGATGGCGCGGCGGTTCAGCAACCATCCGCGGCAGGAGGCGTTCCTGGCTGACCGTGCGCGGTTTCGGCTGGCGTGTGCCGGGATCGGCGGCGGCAAGTCCGAGGCTGCCGCGTATGACGTTGTGCGGCACATGCTCAAGTACCCGCAGATCGAGGCACTCGTCGCGGCCCCGTCGTATCGCATGATATACCGGAGCGGTGGCCCGGCAGATGTCATCAAGCGTGTGGCTCGCTGGTGGGGGCAGGACGCCGACGGCAAGCCGCATATCATCCGGCAGGAGAATCGCGGCGGCGACTGGATAGAGTTCACCAATGGCTCAAAAATCTGGTACTGCTATGCTGCCGAACCGGACAGTATGCGCGCGTCGGAGGTCTCGATATTCTGGCTGGACGAGGCGGCGATGTGCCCAGATGAGGCGTTCACTATCCTGATTGGTCGTTGTCGTCAGGCGGGGCCGTACCCGCACCGTGGCTGGCTGACGACAACGCCGCGCGGGCAGAACTGGGTCTATAAGCGTTTCGTGCAGAGCCGCGACGAGTGGGACGACGATAGGCGCAGCCGGTATGGTTACCACCATTGGACGACGTATCAGAACCCTGGTCAGCGTCCAGACGACCTGCACGCGATGGAGGAGGCCTACGGGCCTGGCACTGACTTCTATCGGCAGGAGATGCTGGCGGAGTTCGTCGCATTCAGGGGTCTCGTCTACGCTCAGTTCGACCGCGAGCGACACGTTCTGCCGGCAGGTGCGCAGCTGCCGAGCCATCGTGCGCTGGTGCGCGTGGTGGCGGGCGTAGACTGGGGCGTCACGTCGCCCGGCTGCATCCTGGTTGTCGGGGTGGACGACCAGGGTGTACACTGGTGGCTGGATGAGGTGTACGAGCGAGGCATGGTGACGCACGGCGAGCCCGGCAACGACTGGCTGAGCGAGGCGAATCGGTTGCGCGCACAGTGGGGCATCGAGACGTTCTACTGCGACCCAGAGGACGCGAACGCGCGGCTGGCGTGGGTGCGGGCTGGCTTGCCGGTGGTAGCGGCGAACAACAGCAGGCTGGACGGTGTGCGGCAGGTGCAGGCGCTGATCGCGGGCGACAGGCTGCGTGTGGTGGCGGCGAACTGCCCTGAGGTGCTGTCGGAGTTCGAGCAGTATCACTGGCGCACCGACCGCGACGGCGAGCCGCTGGAGGATGCGGACCCGGCGAAGGAGTTTGACCACGGAATGGACGCTGGCAGATACGCGGAGATGGGGCTTGCGGCAGGGCATCACACTGGCGCGGACAATCAGCCGACGCGGCTGGGCATCATAGGCAGCAGCCCGAGTGCGGACTGGTAGGAGCGATATGGCAATCGACCCGACGACAACCAGAGACCCTGCAGCTGACGGCGTGCCGACGGCGAGCGGCATGGTGAGCCTGACGGACTGGGATCAGTTCGACCCCGGCCCGTACAAGGCATTCCCTGGGCGGCGTGAGCGCGTGCAGGAGTTCTGGCTGATGTCGCGCTATGACCCGACGATCAAGCTGTCTCTGTACTTGCTGCGGCTGATCATACTGCGCAACCTGGGCGACTATGAGCATCCTGACGAGGCGTTGCAGGAGCGCGTGCGCGAGCTACTGGGCAAGTCCGTTGACGGCGCGGGACCTGGGGCAATCATGCGCGAGATGCTGAGCGCGTTGTGGGCGGGCTACAGCGTCGTGGAGCCAGTGTGGGGCATGGATGGCGGCTGGTACATTGAGGATGCGGCGCTGCTGCATCCGCTGAGCTTTTTCGACCCGCAGACAGGCGCGGCGGGCATCAAGCTCGACGTGGCGAAGAAGCGCGTCGTGCAGGTGACGCAGTACCAGGACCTGAGCGCGTCGCTGCTGGCACAGGGCGCGACAGGGCCGCAGTCCGTGACGCTGCCTGTTGAGCGCGTGGTGTACTGGCCGCTGCATGCGGAGCTGCGCGAGGAGTGCTACGGCAACAGCCTGCTGGACGGTGCGCGCAAGGCGTGGTTCAGCAAGGTCAAGCAAGAGACGTACTGGAACACGTTCGCGCAGAAGTGCGCCATGCCGACGCCGGTCTTCTGGGTGCCGCAGACGAGCATCTACGATGCACGCGCTGGGCAGCAGAAGAGCCTGGCGGAGTTCCTGCCGGGGGTGTACGAGCGGCTGCAGCCGGGGCAGGGCGTTGCCATACCCATCGACATGGATATGCCGTACAAGCTGGAGACGCTGGTACCGACGGGTGACGGCAGCGCATTCGAGACCATCTGCCGGTATTGGGACCAGCAGCTGTTCAAGGCGGTGCTGACGCCGCGCCTGCTGGTCGAGGAGCCGGAGCATGCAAGCCGGGCGCAGAGCGGCACGGTCATGGACCTGTTCATGTTGACCATCGACGGCATCGAGTCAGAGCTGGGCAGCGTGTTCATCGACCAGCTGGTACGGCCGCTGATCGTGGCGAACGTGGGCGAGCGCGCTGACGGCTACGGCGAGTGGTCGTGGGGCGAGCTGCAGTCGAAGGACTTAGAGACCTTGGCACGCATATTCGAGGCCCTCGAGCGCGGCAAGGCGACGGCGGTGCAGGCCGGGCAGCCCATCAGCGACCTGGACGACGACATACTACGCGAGACGTTCTCGGACCTGTACGCGGCGCCTGACGAGATAGCGGAGTACCGCGAGCAGCTGCGGGTGATGCGTGAGGAGGAGCGCGCGGCGAAGGCCGAGGCGCGTGCGCGGATGGATGCGCTGCTTGCCGGTGGCGCTGGGCAGCCGGATGAGGACGAGGAAGAGCCGGATGAGGACGATGCCGAATGAGCGCGGCTGTAGCGTTGCAGTCCAGTGTGCCGAAGTTGAGCGGGCGGTCGCGAGCGTACACGACTGCTATCGACGACCTGCGCGCCGTGGTCGAGGTTGCGGATCGCGAGTATCTGCGGCGAGCTGAGGACACTATGCGCGGCCTGACTGTTCCCGAGGCCGCGTTAGCAGCAGCAGAGACGGTGCAATATCCTGACGGCTGGGAGGCCGATCTGGCGCGTGACGAGATCATGGCATGCTGGGATGGCTACTCGGAGCGCAATGCTGCGATACTGAAGCAGGTGCGGGGCAGCCTTCGGGGGCGCACGTCATTCGCGGCTGTCCCTGTGAAGCCTGCGCCGTGGCGCATACTGGACGCCATCGAGGCCGTTGCGGAACGGTTCATGATCTTCCCACGCGCGACGGTGGCGGAGTATGTGTCGACGCGTATCCCGCCGTTGAAGCGGGCATTCGACAGGGTACACGCGCGTGTAATCACACGGCTGCTGAGCGATACTGTGCGCGAGGGCGGTGGCGTCAGCGAGATGATCAGCGCACTGCGCACACGCGGCCTGGGCACGACGCAGTTCCACCGCGAGACGATAGCGCGCACCGAGGGCAACGTCATGTTTTCGCGCGGGCAGGCGGTGGCGTATCGGCAAAGCCCGATGGTGAGCGGCTACAGGTATATCGCGGTGCTGGACGACCGCACCACCGACATCTGTGAGGACCTGCACGGCATGGAGTTCTCGCTCGACGACGCTTCCGGCGTCATGCCACCGGCGCACTACAACTGCCGGAGCACGACTGAGGCTATATTGGCGTGGGATCAGCCGTCGCAGTGGGATGACGGCGAGGTGGTGCGCGAGGGCGTCTCGCAGCCGCTGGAGGGCTTCGGTGGCGTAGACAGGGCGGACCTGCTGCCGGAGAACAGCGGCATGTCTGCTGTCGCCGACGAGTTACGGCAGGCGGACCGCGCTGAGCTGCGCGACCTGGCTGCCGACATCGACAGGATATGGGCGGGGGTGCCAGAATGATATTTCTGAATAGCTTGGAGCCGAGCACGGTGACGGTAGACGCTACTGAGCGCGGGACGTGGATGGTGCGCGGCCTGCCGTCGCTGCGTGTGGGGACATGGAACGGCAACGAGTTCACTGCTGATGACCTGGCGGCGATGACGGCGGCATTCGGCACTGCGCAGGCCGGTGGTTTCGAGCCGGGTCTGTGGCCGCGTCACAACTACGACCACCAGGGCAACGTGATGCCGCAGGACGCGGGCGCGGCGCTGGGGTTCTACAAGGCGTTGCGCTTCGACGCCGAGCGCGGGCTGCTGCTGGGCGACATCGAGGTATTCGACGAGCAGACTGCGCGCGACATGGAGCGGGGTCGGCTGCGGTACGTGAGCGCCGAGGTCGTGCGCGGTGACGATGGGCCAATGCTGACCGGTGCGGCGTTCGTGCCTGATCCGGCAGTGAAGGGCATGCCGTGGCAGCTGGTGATCAACGCCGCGGACTATAGCACCATGCAGAATGCACAGCAGAAGGGGGGTGAGACAATGAACCCATTCATTGCGAAGCTGAAGGCGATTCTGAGCGGCGAGGCTGACGTGAGCACACTCGATGACCTCGCCACGGACGATGAGCCGACGCCGGATGTTGTCGAGCCGGTAGACGACGCCGATGACGTGACGGCGCTGCAGGCGGCCCACATCTCTGCGCTGCAGGCAGAGGTCGAGGCGTTGAAGGCGGATGCGCTTGCGGCGAAGCAGGAGCGGCTGGAGGCGCAGGCCGATGCGCGCGTGCAGAAGCTGCTTGGCGAGCGTGCGGTGACGCCGGCGACTGCGCCGTATGCGCGGCAGCTGTTCGTCGCGGCACTGTCCGATGCGAAGCCCGTAGTGGTGCTGGCTGACGACGGCAAGACGAAGCGCGAGGTGTCTGCGGCAGACGCGCTGGAGGCGTTGCTGCACGAGACATCTCCGGGCGCGCTGTTCGGGACGCACGCCGA